ACTTGCATACTTCTGAAGAAGAAAGAATGGCAGCTGAGCAAAAAATAAAAGAATTAATTGCTAACTACGAGGTTGAGATGGAAAAGAATATTACATCTCGTTGGGAAGCGGATTTAAAATCAGATTCATGGCTTAGTAAAAATGTGAGACCAATGGTTTTAATATTTTTAATAGTATGCACCATGCTATTAATATTTATAGATGCAGGTGCAATAAAATTTAACGTAAAAGATTCTTATATAGATCTTTTACAAATGGTATTAATAACTGTGATCGGCGCTTACTTTGGTGGTCGATCATTTGAAAAAGTAAAAAAATAAAATTATGGGAATAAATTCAACAGACACGGCGTATAATTTTGGTCAATTAGGTAGTGCTTTTGTAACAACTGGTGATCCAATAAAACCACCTACGGATAAAGTTTTTATTGCTGTTACAATGATAACCGATACTGTATTTGATTCAACAGGTGGTTTAATCGCTGAAACTAGAGTTAATGGAGCTGTTACAAATAATATTTATATAGGTACAGAGGCTGCCGCGCATGATCTTACTGCTACTAACGAAACCGTAGACGAAGGGTCTGGTGGTCAAGTAGTTGACAGTGTTACGTTTCCTGCTGGAGTAACAATATACGGTAGATGGACAGAAATAGAAACTGCTTCTGGTAGCTGCGTAGCCTATATAGGAGCCTAATGTTAGGATTAGGATCTAGTATTGTAAAAGGCGGGGGTCGAGCTAGTAATCTAGGTATCGTTACTGATAACTTATTATTAAAGCATAATTATAACGCTGGATCAGTACATCAAGTAAGTACTGGCGCTGCGTTTTTTGATAATAGTAATACTGATTATATTACAATGGGTGACGTTTGTGATTTAAGTACTACAGATTTTACTATATGTGCTTGGGTTTATTTAACAACAAATGACAACCAAGATATTATAAGTAAATACCAAGACGATAATAATCGTTATTTTCTCAGAACTGATGCTTCAGCTAATGTTAAGTTTCTTTCTATAATTGGTGGTACAAACAGTATAAATCATACTGGAAGTATTGTACTTTCTACACATACTTGGTATCATATCGCAGTAACTTGTGATAGAGATGACGGTTCTAATGGTTTAAAAATATATATAAACGGGGTACTTGACGTTCAAGGTGGTGCCAACGCTACTGATAATAGTAATACTGGTCCCTTACAAATAGGACTTCATAATACTAATTATATTAGCGATAGTTATATATGTAACGTGGGAATATGGAGCGGAAGTTATGCTTTACTATCTCAAGCAGAAGTAAAATCTATAATGTGGAAAAATTATGCAGATCTTACTACTAGTGAAAAATCAGGTAGTAATTTAGTATCATGGTGGAATTTAAGTGAAAATGCAAACGATAATCACGGATCTAATAACGGAACTTTATCATAATGGCGACTACAATAAAAACAATAGAAACACCGAAACGTGCGAGAGCGTTAGACACGTCTGGTAATAACAACCACGGTCAAATATATTCTGGAAGAGCATTAGAATTTGATGGAGTTACGGATTATTTAGATACTGAAATAGCTTTTAGCGAAACAACTCATACTATTGCTGTTTGGGCTAAAGCTAATAATGATGGGAATTCAAAAACTCTTGTAGACGCTAGAGATGGTCTTACTGATGGTATTAAAGTATCATTTAAAACAGATGAAAAAATTCAATATAAAGTAAATGATGCAGAATTAGATAGTGATACTTCAATACCAAGTGTATGGACAAGAATTGTAGTTACGTATGATGGTTCTACACAAAAAATATATATAAATGGCATTTTAGATAAATCAGCATCTGTGACAAAAACTGTAGCCACAACACAAACAACTAAAATAGGTCGTAAAGCATATGGAACAACAAATTATCATAATGGATTTATGTCTGATGTTCAAATATGGAATACCGCTTGGACACAAGATGATGTTACTTATGATTACTTAAACCCAGAATCTTTAGCATTAAATAGAGGTAGTACATCACTCACAAACTCCAATCTCAAAATATGGTACCCAATGCAAGATGGGCATAGAGGCCAACAATCATATATTTTAGATGCATCTAATACTGGACTTGGAGATAATATACTTTTAAATTCAACTTTTGATACTTCTATAGCTTTAGGGAGTAATGGTAGTGGTTGGGCGGAATCTATTGTTGGAGGAACTTCAGCTGTTACGTTCAATAGTGGTGGTAGTAAAATATATTATGGTGGCGCTAATGCTAGATTAAGAGCTAATAATTCTGTTGGTAGCACGAATGTAATGACTGTTGGAACAACATATAAATTAGTTTATGATGTTATAGAAAATAATGGTGTTACTGGTAATTTTTATATTAGTAATCCTCAAAGTAGTATAAGTTACTCTGTTGGAACACACACCTATTATTTTACAGCAACTGCTGTTTTGTTTCAAATATATATAGGTGGTGGTGATACTGGTGATTATATAATTGTAGATAATGTATATTTATACCCCGTAAACGATAAAAACAACGCAACAACAGTATTTTATGGGGATGAGCAAATAACTGATTCTAAAAATAGAGATTTTGCTTCGGCAAGTGATTGGGGTGTTTTAAATATTGCAGGCGGAAGTTTAACCGAGCCATCTAATAAGTTGCAAGTAGTAACAAGTACAGACAATGAAGTTGAAGGAACTGCGTTAGCTGTTGGAGAATTAACAACGCCTGTTATTGGTAGGACTTATAGAATTAGCGCATTACTTGATAATACAGCTGGAGCCACCACCCCTACAATACAGTTTCGTTTTGCTGGAGCAAACGCAGTTAATGTAACGGCTACTGATGGCTCTCCTAGTGATGGAACTATTGATACAACTGAACAAGAATATTATGCTGATATTGTAGCCGTTAACACTAGTGGAAGTTTAGTAATTCAAAATGTTGCAAGTACTGACTCTACTACCTTTACAATAGATGATGTATCTGTAAAAGAAATAGGTACAGCTTCAGGTTGGACAGACGCAGATCAACAGTTGCACATACCACAAACAGCATTGCAATCGTATAATGAGTTGGCTTGGGCTCCACATGATGATACAAATGGATTTTTTGTAAGAAATGATGATATTGCGTCTAATACTCTTATAAATCTAACTGAAGGAAGTATGTCTTGGTGGGCATTTATAGATAACGTACGGGCAATGACTTTTTGGCAAATATATGATAATGCATCTTCTAACCAGGATTATTTACGTAGTCATCTTGACGCTAATGGAGTTTTTGATATAGCGCGAGAGAATGGTAATACTTTAGATTTTCACTACACAGTTGACTTAGATGGTCTTGCATGGGGATCGGGTGGATATACAGGAAGATGGATACACTTTGTATGGATGAACGACAATACAACTGCAGATGCTAAATTATATGTTAATGGAGAATCTGTAACCGTTACAGCTACCACAGAAACCTCAAATCATGGATGGACTAATTTTGGAACTGATTCTGATACTAATAGAATAACACTATTAAGTGGAGATTGGGGTAGTGGAGCAGGGGCTATGACCGAAGTAAGTTTCTGGAATAAACAATTGTCTCAAGCGGAAGTTAATGAATTATACAACGGTGGTAAAGCGTTGGATGCTACAACACACTCCGCTTATAATTCAACTTATGGAAGTTCTAGTTTAAAGGGATATTGGAGAGATAATGGTTTGAACAACTGGACGGATTTATCTGGAGGTGGAAATAATCTAACTGCTAATAATGTGGCGGAGGCAGATACAATGTTAATCCCACAAAGTGTAGATAGTTCTAGAGATTCACAAGGATTTATAATGAATAAACCTAGAAATACTAGTAGTTTGAATTTACCATTACTTGACACGGTTTATTCAAATTCATCAGATCACGTAGATGTTGGTACAATATTTAATAACGATATATTTTCTTTATGTTGCTGGATCAAAGTTCCAAACACAGGTGTGACACAAAGAATAGTAGATAATAGAAATGATGCTGTTGAAGGTTGGCAATTGTATATTGACGCTTCTGGTAATATAAAGTTTGTAATAGGAGATACTAGTGGTGGAGGTACAGTTACAGAAGATACACTTGGTGATGTTGATGTTGATACCTGGATACATGTAGCAGTTACATACGCTGGATCTGCGGGTACAATATCAACGTATATAAATGGTGGGGGTAAACAAACATCAACAGCAACAGGTGTTCAAAATCAATCTCTTATTACTACAGCAATGAAAATAGGATCAAGAAACTTTAGCGATGTTGAGTATGGAACGAAAGGACAAATTGATGGTGTGTTATTTTACACAGACGTGTTGTCCGACGCAGAGGTATTAAGAAATTATAACGCAACAAAAGCAAGTCACACAAATTAAAAAATAAAAAATGGCACATTACGAATTATATATATGTTTAACTAAAGCAACCTACGAATCTGCAGTACCAAGTGTATTACAACCTAAATTAGGTTGGAATAACTATACTTAGGAAGCAGATGGTGAAACAATAAAAACTACAACAGCTTATACCCCAACGTGGAAAGAAGCTGCTTTCAAAGGTAAATTAGGCGCGCCAAGAGAAAGTTTAGATGGTGGACTTATAATAGTAAAAGGAGAGTTTAGTTTATTACAAGGAGAGTTAACAGCAATAATAGCTTTAGGTAACAGCTTAACATATCCAAATAATTCTGTATTAACAAAAACAGAAGCACAAACATTAGTAGGTGGTGAACTATTCACCGAATAAATAACAATTAAATTAAATTAAATTATGGCAACAACAAAATTAAAAGGTACAAGTAAAAAGATTAAAGAATTAAAAGGCGTCAAACCTGAAAAAATAAATGATGAGCAGTTAGAAAAAGTTCAAAGTACAGTAAATAATATAAATAGAGCCCAATTAGAAATAGGATCTATAGAGGTTCAAAAGCACGAAATGATGCATAAAGTAGCTGGTTTTAGAGATGAATTATCTTTATTACAAGTTGAGTTTGAAAAAGAATATGGTACATACGATATTAATATTCAAGATGGTGTTATAAATTATCCAAAAGAAAATGGCGAAGTTAATAAGGAAGATTAGTGTAGGTAAAGACTATAAAAACGACGCTATGCACTACGCTGTGGGGCAAGAAGTTTATGGTGGGCATACTATTTGTAATATATTAGAAGAAAAAGATAAGTATTCTGTATATATTAAAAAAAATAAAGACGTGTTACCATGGAAAGACTTTAACAAAAATATGGCTGTATCTGTAGAGTATAATTTAGAATACTAATGAAAAGCGTTTACAACTTTGTTGTAACGCCAAAAGGAGAAAGATATAATAATACTAAAAAAGTTGGAGATTCAGAGTTAATTCTTAATACTGAAATATTCAACCATCAGTATGTAAATAGAGAGGCAATAGTTATATCTACTCCAATTGTTAGCGATACAGATATAAAAGCAGGTGATACCGTTATAATACATCATAATGTGTTTCGTAGATGGCATAATGTAAAAGGTGTTGAAAAAAATAGTAGAGCTTATTTTAACGAATCTACTTATTTTATAAACCACGATCAAATTTTTTTATATAAAAGAAAGGACAAGTGGATGGCTCCAAAAGGTTATTGTTTTGTAAAACCTTTGAAAGCGATAGATCAATTTAATATTGAGGCCGAAAAACCACTACAAGGTATTGTTAAATATTCAGATGGTACAGTAGAGGTTAACGATCTAGTTGGTTTTAGACCAAGTAGTGAATATGAATTTATAGTAGACGGTGAAAGACTATATAGAGTTTTATCTAATTTTATTACAATTAAATATGAATATCAAGGAGACGAAGAAGAATATAATCCAAGCTGGGCAGAAAGCAGTAGATGAACTGATTAAAGTCGCTAAAGAACCGATTGTAGATTCAGACGACGATATATCAGCGGATAGATTAAAGAATGCTGCAGCTACTAAAAAACTAGCTATATTTGACGCATTCGAAATACTTAACAGAATCCAAGAAGAAGAACAACTACTTGAGGGCAAAGCACCTGAAGAGAGAAAGGAAAAAGTCTTTAAAGGATTCGCTGAAGGCAGATCTAAGTAATGTACGAGCAAAGTTTAGTTAAAATAATAGAACCAATTAAAAAAACGACTATTAGTCGTCTTAATAAATCTAAAAAATGGAAATATGGATATAATAAAGAACATGATATCATTGTTATCTCAAAAACTGGAAAAATCGGTGAAGTGGTTGAAATCCAAAACTTGCGAATTGGCTTGCCGTTGGAACCAAAAGGAGTGTACGTGCACCCCAAAAATAAGTGGCAAAAACTAGAATATCCAAAAGAATTAAATAGATTAAAAAATATATTTGATTGGAGGAATTATCCTGAAGAAAAAAAAGATCAGTGGTATGATTTTATAGACGAAGAGTTTAAAAGAAGGGAAGAAGGATTTTGGTTTATGAATAATAATAAACCAACTTATTTAACAGGTACACACTACATGTATCTTCAATGGAGCAAAATAGATGTTGGAGCTCCAGATTTTAGAGAGGCTAATAGATTGTTCTTTATATTTTGGGAGGCGTGTAAAGCAGACAAAAGATGTTATGGTATGTGTTACCTTAAAAATCGTCGTTCTGGATTTTCTTTTATGTCTTCAGCTGAAACAGTTAATTTAGCCACTATTTCAAGTGATAGTAGATATGGTATACTATCTAAAACAGGTTCAGATGCTAAAAAGATGTTTACTGACAA